TTTCTTCAGACCAGATACCTCTAACTTACTCTTAATATCTTTAATCCATGCTGTCACACTGTATCCTGAAATTTCAAAATCAGCCATATTAAGATCCTTAGCAGACATTAAATATGAATTCAATCTAATCAAAAGTAACAACAACGCATCATCTGAACACACGTTGAGATTAATTGTCATTCCATCCATATTAAGAACACAATTTGTTTCAGGAATAAATCTGATTTTCTTCTCAGAAATTGATTTCTTTTTTGTCTCAATCTGTTTCTTTAATTCTAAAATTCTGTCATCGTTTTTACTCATTTAATTTCGTACTCCTTTTTATATTCTCTACCATTTGCTAAATATTTTTGAATATACATCGGCTTCATCACTTCAAAAATCTTTTCTAACGTAACTGGAATCATACGCTTTTCTTCTATGTCTTTATATGGATAACGGTTTGATTTAACCATTTTAGATGTAGTCGGAAAAATATCGGTTACTTCAACATATTCTGTATAAGAACCCCAATAAGTATTATTTGATATGTTCTCCTTTTGACGAACAATAAATAGATCTTTACCTTTTTCTATTGGCTGAACATCAAACTCATATTTACAACCATTGTAATATTCGCTTATAAAATTCCCTCTTCTCCAATAGTCTGTGTTTGGCGTTTCCTTAAATTCATCAAAGGTGAAATATTTATATTCATTTTTTGAACTGTCGTATGGAGAATACTCACAGTTTCTTTCTAAATTATTGTAGATATTTGCATATTTTTCACTGCATTTGTTATCAATACATTTGATAAATTTATTCTTTGGTAAAGATTTATAATGTTCAAAAATACCATTATGCCAAAACCAAAAATGTTTACCTTTATTTGTTCCTTCCCAATAGTCAAAAGCTTCAAATTTACCCATATAAATCCAATTCTCATTATCTTTTGTGAGATATGTAGCACCGATAATTAAATCTTTTGCTTTAATGGTTTCATTATTATGGATAATTTTATTAAACTCACTAATCTGCTTAT